CGCTCGACTACGAGATAATAAGATATTACTGGCCTCAGACCCTGCCTACGCCGATAGACTCCGAGGCTTGTCCTCGGACGCTATGGTCCGAGCGTGGCTCGAGGGAGACTGGACCGTCGTAGAAGGCGCCTATTTCGACTGCTGGAGGTATGATAAACATGTGCTCGATCCATTCAATGTACCTAGCGATTGGTCTCGGTTCCGTTCGATGGACTGGGGCAGCGCCAAGCCTTTCTCTGTTGGCTGGTGGGCAATCGTCGGAGAGGACCACCGAGTTAAAGACAGATTCGTCCCGCGAGGCGCACTCGTCCGCTATCGGGAGTGGTATGGCTGCGCCGGGATCAATACAGGGCTTAAGATGACCGCTGAGCAGGTCGCCACGGGCATCGTCGAGCGCGAAAATAAGGAAACTATGAAATATGGGGTACTTGATCCGGCGTGCTTCAGGGAAGATGGCGGCCCTTCGATAGCCGAGCGGATCAATCGGGTCTTGATTGCTGCACGCGCTCGCCCGTTCCATGAGGCGGACAACAGCCGCGTGCCCCAACGAGGCTCGATGGGGGGCTGGGATCAGGTGCGTGCCCGCTTGGTTGGCCTAGATGGGCAGCCAATGATCTATTGCTTCAGCGCTTGCGCTGCGAGCATTAGAACGATCCCAGCCCTCCAGCACGATCCGGCTAAGATGGAAGACGTTGATACGGATTCTGAGGATCACGCCGCGGACGAGTGGCGCTATGCCTGTATGTCCCGGCCCTACTTGGCCCCGCTCAGGGTGGTCGCTCCAGCGGTAAAGATTGGCTACGTGAGACGGCCTTTGAATCGACAACCTGGCGATTGGATGACATACTAGGAGGATAAGATGACCTATGGTGAACAGGCAGTCGGACTGAGCTTCAATCCGAGTGGAGATAAAGACGTGGAGCACATAAAGAAGCTCTACGCTCAGATTATCGATTTCTGTAACGAGGCGCGGAATGGCAAGAGCGAAAAAGCTCGGCTATATTCAGTGGCAATCACAGAGGCGCAAACTGCCCAGATGTGGGCAGTCAAGGCGATAACCTGGAAGGACTCATGACCGCAGTATTTTATCCACTGTGGAAGCGCGCGCTCGAGACTGGCGCGGCTAACGCTGATCTCGACGAGGCCGATCCGAACAACGGCTACTATGCCGTACTGATCAACACAGCCCTCTATACTTTCTCGGCCTTGCACGAGTTTTATACGTCGCTCGCGGGGGTCCTAGGGGCAGATCAGTTGATCACGCCTGTTACGATCACAAACTCTACTACGGATGGTGGGGATGTGACCTTCTCGACAGTCTCGGCTGGAAGCCCAGTCGGAGCGATAGTGACCTATCGGCGGAATGCTGGAGCGAATTCGACCTGGCGACTCGTCTCGTACTACGATACGCCCGGCGGAGGCCTACCGTTTGTCGCGAATGGAGGCCCGATAACAGTCCAGTGGAACTCAGTAGGAATACACACGCTATGATCTCACTTTTTGTCGCAACTCCCATGTATGGAGGCCAGTGCTATGGCGGATATACCGACTCCGTTATCAAGCTCGCCGTCGAGTGTGCTCGTCGGGCCATTAAATTCCACTTTTTCCCGATCTTCAATGAGTCGCACATCGATCGAGCAAGAAACGTATGTGCGGACGAGTTTCTTAAGAGCGACTTTACCCATCTCTTCTTCATCGACGGAGACATCCAATTCGACGCAGGGCAAGCCCTCGAGCTTCCCGGACTCGACAAAGACATAGCCTGTGGGTTCTATCCGAAAAAAGCTATCAACTGGAAACGAGTGATCGAGGCTGTGCAGCTGGGCTACACCGATCCCGAGGCCATAGAGCGTTTCGGAACCTATCTCGTCTACACGCCGAAGCTCGGAGATGACGCGAAAAGGTCGATTTATGACCTCGTCGAGCTTCATGAGGGCGGAACAGGCTTCATGTGCATCAGTCGGAACGTCTTTGAGACCATTTTAGGCCTAAAACCGGAGATAATCTACCGAAAATATGGCCCCGAGAGCGAAAAAATCGCTTGTTTCTTCGACGCGCGGCTCGATCAGACCCAATATCCTCATTTTATCACTGAAGATTATGCTTTTTGCGCGCTTGCGCGCGAATGTGGCTTCGCCACTTGGCTTGCGCCCTGGATAAAGCTCACTCACCATGGCTATTATCGCTGGATTGGCGATATTGAGGCCATGGCGAAGGTAATGATGAGGGAAGCAGCATGAGAAACCTCTTAAAACAGCACGGATTCCTCTTTATCGACCATCGAGCCTCGCCCGGCGTGCCAGAATGGATGGCTCGGCAGGCCGGAATCGATCCAGCGCTCGTCGCCGAGGGCAAAAAGCTCGAAGTGGACACACTTTGCTGCTCGCACTGCAAAAGTCACGTCATTCCGCACCCTAAACGGCCTCACAGTGACCGCGCGACGTGCCCGAAGTGCGATCATCACTTCATCTGCGATTTTTGTGCCTTTGCGATGTCGCAGCCAGACTATTCTCACGCTCCGTACGAGAAGCGCGTCGATCTGGTTCTCTCGGGCAAACCAGATCCGCTTGGTAGCCCGGTCAAGCTCATCACTTCAACATAGGAGGCTGGAATGGGTAAGCGTAGTTTCCAAGTCCCCGTATGGTCGCCAACTGCGACCGCGGACACTACAGCCCTCGCGAATAACACTCATATGGCGATCGGAGCTCTGAACGCCACCTCGGGCCTCCTTGTACAGGAGATCGAGATCGGCGGGCAGGGCTCGTCTTCAAGTGCCATGATAATGATGTTTGCTCGAGACTCAACTCTGGGCTCTACGCCCACGGCACTTGCCGCGCCAGTCTCAGACGGTCCGATGCACACTCTTGGTCAGACCACTCAGTCGGGCTCGATCACGTTCAACTTTGCGGGCACAGCGCCACAGCGGAGTGCGACCACGACCTCAGCGAGGCTGAACCTGACCTTCAATGGCTTCGGCGGGATCGTGCGGTGGCAGGCGGCACCGTTTGAGGAGTGGGGTATCGTCGGCGTGACGGCCTCGATCTCAGAGAGTTCGCTGTCGAGCTTCACGGGCTCGACGGTTACGACTATCGGCGCGCACATCATCTACGAGAACTACAATAGCTAAAAGAAAGCAAGAGTGAGTCCGAAGAGGCGGACTCACTCTACCTTTCCTCGAGTGAGCTGAGATACCACGCAAGAACGAGAGCTGTCATGGCTAAGACTTTTGGCATTGTCTACGCTACAAAATCGAAGATGCTTCGTAGTATCATCGTGCCTGATGACGATGCTACGCTAACCAACGGAAACCACCCGCTCGCGCCGGGCGAGAGCATGTTGGTCGTCTCTGACGATGGCAACCACAGTATAGAGACCTGCGAGGCGCATATCGAGCGGACGACTGGAATGAAGCCAGCGCGACATGTCTGCGCTGTTGTAGATGCTGATAATAAAGTGGTTAGCGTGATCTGCGCTGATCCAGAGGTCGACACATTGCCGGGTGCTACACTGAGGCTGATATGACTTTTATCTTCCAGGTCTCTGGCACCTCTGTTAGTATTCCAAGTGATTGGAATAACTCTTCCAATACCATTGCGGCTATTGGTGGTGGTGGAGGCGGGGCCGGAGGAGATCTTGAAGCTGGTGGAGGTGGGGGTGAATATCGCGCTAACACCAATCAAAGCTATACTGCTCCTTCCACTCGAACCTGTCAGATTGGCGCGGGCGGGAGTGCGGGCACCGCCAGCACTAGTGGAGGTAGTGGGACGGCCTCATTTCTCAAGAATGATGGTAACTCTGTCGATGCTATAAATGCCACTGGCGGTGGTGGGGGCTCTTCATCTCCAGGAAGCGGCGGTTCTGGTGGCACGGGTACGACTGGTAATTCGGGCGGAACTGGGGGCAGCCAGCCTGGTGGTGTCGCTGGGGGTGGAGGTGGGGGCGGCGCTGGAGGGCCTAACGGTGCTGGCTTTGCTGGAGGTCGGCAGACCACGGCGGGTCAGTTTGGTGCTGGTGGAGGCGGCGGGACTGGGGCGTCTGGAAGCGCCGGTAGCGATACGTCTGGAGCTTCTGGTGGCAATGGAGGTAATGGTAATGCGGGCACTGGCGGAGGCGGTGGAGGTGCCTCTGATACCAATGGAAGCGCTGCGACCGCGGCGAGTGGTGGAGGCGGTGGAGGCGCTGGTGCTAGCACGAGTACCGGAAGAAACGGTGGAGTTGGCGCGACCGGGCAGGACTGGGACTCGACGCATGGCCCTGGTGGGGGTGGAGGAGGAGGGGGTGCAGGCCATGTTACTACTGGAGGCGTTGGAGCAGATGGAGCACTCTACGGTGGAGGGGGAGGCGCGGGTGGCCCTGGTGATATTACGAGTGGCGCGGGAGGCGCGGGCAAGAATGGAATCGTTGTTCTGACCTATACCCCAGCGGCTCCTAATCTTATGGGACAGGCGATGCTCTGATGGCCGACCAACCCCGTTCCCCTATTTATATAAAGTATTGGCCGTCACCATATCGCCAGTACACACAGTATGTTCAAAGTGCCTTTGTCCCACTATTACGCTCCGTCAAGCCCTTCAACCGACAACTCGATTGGCCTCTTCCCAAACTCCGCCCCTACTTTGCCTATTACGAAGTCAGAAGTGCCTTTATCCCGCTGCTTCATTCGGTAAAACCCCCGAATAGACAGTCCGATTGGCCTCTTCCAAAGACCGTGCCGCCCTTCTTCGAGGCCTCGGGCTACTCCGTCCCATATCCCCTAATAGATTTCTCCGTCTCTGGAGTACCTCCAAATAACCAAGAAGATTGGCCTGTACCGAAGAGGCTTCCATCATTCTTCTACGCACAAAACTATTCAATCCCCTATCCGTTAGTCGTAATCGGCTCGACGCCCTTCAACCTTGAGGATTGGCCCCTGCCGATACAGCCGCCGAAGGTCTACGCGGAGACCCGGCGGGCGCATATGGACCTGTTGTTGAGTGTCCAGCCTCCGACCAATCTCGAGGATTGGCCGCAAATCTTCTTGCCACCAAAAGTCTATGCTCAATCGTATAGTACACCGCTGACATTAAGCAGCATCATATCCGCAATCATAGCGCAGTACGATTGGCCACTTCCGATCCAACCACCGAAGGTTTATGCGGAAGTCCGTCGCGCCCACATAGATCTATTGCTTAGCGTCCAACCCCCGACGAATCTGGAGGATTGGCCGGTACAAATTCTACCGCCGAAAGTGTATGCTCAATCTTATAGTTCGCCCGTGCCACTGACTAGTTTTGCGCCCTTGCCATTCAATCAAGAGAGTTGGCCTGTTCCAGTTCAACCCTATCGTGTTTACGCGGAGGTTCGCCGCGCGGACATTCAGTTACTACACTCCGTACAGCCTCCGACAAATCTTGAAGATTGGCCTATTCCAGTCCAGCCCGCGCGAGTTTACGCACAGAGCTACAGTGTTCCAGCGACTTTACTTACGCCCTCTGCACCTCCGATCGCGCAAGAAGATTGGCCCTTGCCAATCCAGCCAGGACGCGTCTACGCGCAGTCGCCTCGAGCCCCGATCGGTCTGTTGCACAGCGTCAAGCCACCGATCGGTCAAACAGACTGGCCGAACCCGAGGATTCCATTTCAGCCAACCTCGTCAAAGACGTGGGTTCAGAAGGCCTCGTTGGCCCTTCAGGCCACGCCTCCGATCAATCAAGAGGACTGGCCAAATCCGTGGCTCGGCCAAACAACCAAGGTTCGATCCCAGTCCTACTCTACTCCACTTACGCTCATCACTGCGCCACAGCCACAGCCAAAGAATCAGTATCAATGGCCTGTGCCACGGCTGCGACTCGACTTGGCATTGTTCGACGCGGCAGCGAGACGCGGTTGGCTCCAGAATGGTATCACGGGACAACCACTTGTCATCCTCACGCCAGATCACTTCTCAAGCGACAATCAGTTCTATGCCCCGTTATTCTTAAGACCTCCGCCTGAACCAACCTATGACTTCCCGATAGGTCATAGTCTCACGTCGGATTATGGCCTGCGCAAGCGTAGGAAGCAACGACTTGTCCTTGGCTCTCGCCGAGGCAGATTTGTTAAAGGTGCATAATGCCATTAGGTAGTGCAAATGTGCCTGGATATGCTCAGCGGGCCGCCCCGACCGAGATGGTCCTGGGCGTAAATCCCTCTGATGCTTTTGGCCAGGATAGGACCTATTGGTCGCTTGCGAAGGTCAAGCGAGCCTATCTTGACTACATCGGCTCGAAGCGAGAGGAGATTCAAGAGCAGCAGGATTCACGGAGCTATCGTCATGGTGCACAGTGGACTACCGCACAAGTCGAGGTGTTCGATCGGCGCAAACAGCCAGTAGTAACGTATAATAGGATTGGACGAAAGATTGATGCTATCGTTGGGCTGATGGAGAAGCTCAAGCAGGACCCGAAGGCCTACCCGCGCAATCCAACCACTACAAGTGCGATGGGAGCAGAACTGGCGACTGCCGTAGTGAGATATGTGGTCGAGGCCGAACTGCGCGAGGGGAAGTTTCCATTCGCTATCGAACAGGGTGCTATTGATGGGATAGGCGGCATCGAGATGATGCTGATTCAGGGCGACAAGGGCGACAAAGATATTGGCTTTGCCCTTGTTCAGGCGGATAGTTTCTTTTACGATGCGCGGTCGTACCTGCATGATTTTGATGATGCTCGATATATGGGCCAGGGAAAATGGCTTGATCTCGAGGACGCGCAAGCGATGTTTCCTGACAAGGCCGATATACTTGCAGGTATGCTTCAGGCTGGCTCTGACTTGACTTCAAGTCCGGATCGTGAAAGACAGTGGTTCCAGACAAATCCAGACTTCAAACGAATTCGCCTGGTCGAGATTTGGTACAAGAATATGGATGGCTGGAGCTGGTGCGTCTTTACTGGCTCAGGGAAGATCGCCGAGGGCGATGGATACTTCTATGATGAGAAGGGAAAGCAAATCTGTAAGTATATTATGTTCTCGAGCTTCGTAGATCATGCAGGAGACAGATATGGGTTTGTTCGGAGTCTACGATCATCGCAGGACGAGATCAATCAAAGACGTTCTAAAGGGCTGCACGAGCTTAACAGCCGACGAATCAGGGCTGAGGATGGAGCATTTGCGGACGTTGAAGTGGCTCGCCGAGAAGCGGTCAGGCCGGATGGGGTCGTCATCTATAACAAAGGCTTCCAGATGGAATTCGACGACCAGACTAGGATCGCGAACGTAGAGGGCCAGCTGAAGTTCCTTGAGGACGCCAAAAATGAGATCGAAAACTTCGGACCTAATCCGGCCCTGATCGGACAGGGACTTGAATACAAGTCCGGGCGGGCGATCAATCTTCTCCAGCAGGCCGGGATTGCGGAGCTGGGTCCGTTCGTGATAGGAGTGAAGAATTGGAAGCTGCGAGTCTACCGTGCGATCTGGTGCGCGGTGCAGCGCTATTGGAGTGCCGAGCGGTGGATCAGGGTCACAGGGGATGATGGCATCGCCCAACTCGTCCAGGTTAATGGAGTGGGGATCGATCCGCAGACGGGCTTCCCTAGGATGATAAATGCCCTTGGCCAGCTGGACGTGAATTTCGTGCTCGACGAAGGACCGGACGAAG